TTATATTACACAACAGCATCTTCTGCTAACTGGACGCTAAACTTTAGAGGCAGTTCAGGAACAACCCTTAACTCACTAATGAGTACAGGCGATGCAATCACCGTTAACTTTTTGGCGACCAATACAACTGCCTACTATCAATCAACAGCGGTCACCGTAGATACTAACGCTACAGTCACTGTTAAATGGTCTGGTGGAACAGCGGCTGCCTCTGGTAACGCCTCCGCAGTTGATGTCTATTCTTATACAATTCTAAAGACAGGTACATCCGCATTCACAGTCCTCTGTGCTGGTCCTATCAAGTACGCATAGAAAAGGCGCCCAAATAAATGTCTCCATTATTTTCTCCAGTATCAGCAGGTGGAATAGGTAAAGCAACAGTAACTGCTTCTACTGGCTCTCCTACTATTGACTCTGCAACTCGTGCTGGTAAGACTATCTATAAATTTACTGGTTCTGGTTCTATTACCGTTGGAACTGCTGGTACGTGTGAAGTGCTGATAATTGGTGGCGGAGGCGGAGGTGGATATGCCCAAGCAGGCGGTGGCGGTGCTGGTGGTTTTGTTTACAATACTTCAATATTTTTGCCTTCAGGAACGCTTACCGTAACTGTTGGCGCTGGTGGCGCTGGCTCTGGTGGCCAAAACAATGGTGGTGGTAGAAGAGGATTTACAAGTGCAGTTGGTTCAATTATTGCTATTGGTGGCGGTGGCGGTGCTAATTCAGCAGGTTCAGGAGCATCAATTTATGGTGGTTCTGGCGCGGGTGGTGCTCCTAACAATACTGCTGGCGGTGCTAGTGAGGTTTCTCAAGGAAACAATGGTGGTGATGGAGCACAGGCTGGTCATGGTGGCGGCGGCGGGGGTGCTGGTGGTGCTGGAGTTACAGCGGTTACTAGCGGTGGCGCTGGTGGTGCAGCCATATCAAATTCAATTACTGGCACAGCCACTTATTATGCTGGCGGTGGTGGGGGTGCTTCTGGCAACCCAACACCTGTGGGTGGTTTAGGTGGCGGTACTGCAACTACTGCTCAAAAGGGTGGTGCTGGCGATGGTGGTAATGGTACGCCCGCAAACGGTACTGCTGGAACAGCAAATACTGGTGGTGGCGCTGGAGGTTCAGGTGGCACTGGAACTACGTTCGCTGGCGGTTCAGGTTACGTAGTGGTGGTGATTGGATAAAATGGCACACTTCGCAAAAATAGAAGATGGCATAGTCCGTCAAGTGGTAGTCATTAATAATGAAGTTATTACTGATGAAAAAGGAAAAGAACAAGAATCATTGGGCGCAGAATTTTGCGCTGAACTATTCGGAGGCACTTGGATACAAACTTCATACAACGCCAAATTCCGTGGCAAGTATGCTGGTGTTGGCGACACATGGGATGGAACTAATTTCGTTTCACCGACTATAGGAGAGTAAATGCCAGATAAGAAGTACCGTGGCATTAGCAATCTGCCAATTGCTATTCCCGATGTACCTGACGCACCTACAGTCTCGGCTGCAGATGTGGGCACTAGCCGTGCCTATAATAATGGCGCCGCTACGGTTACTTTTTCCTCCCCTACTGGTGGACGTCCTTCTTCTTACTCAATAACTACTACTCCTACAACAACCACTACTCCCGCGACTTCATCACCAGTTACTCTAACTGGTTTAACTAGTGCAACCTCTTACACCGCAACAGTGACTCCATCCAATGTGAGTGCTACAGGTGCTGCAACTACCTCTGCGGCTTTTACAGCAACAACAGTTCCACAGGCGCCAACAATAGGTACTTTTACAGATGGTGGTACTGGTACTACTGGCACTCTTTCCTTTACCGCAGGTGCAACTGGTGGCTCAACAATCACTGGCTATAAGTATTCAACAGATGGCACCACATACACTTCAGCCTCTGGCACTACCTCTCCTTTATCTTTAACGGGGTTAACAGCAGGAACATATAACTTCTCATTAAAAGCCACAAATACTAATGGTGACTCTTTAGCCTCTGGAAATGCTAGTGGAACAGTCATTACTCCAAACTCATTTGAATCTATTGCAACTTACACTGCTACTGGTGGTGAAACGTCATTTACTTTTAGTTCAATCCCACAAACTTATAAATCTTTGCAAATTCGCTGGATGTACAGAGACGCTGGCAACGGTACAGTTGCAGGAACTTGCTCTTTAGCAGTAAATATGAACGGCACAACAGACGATTTACCTTATCATCAGTTATACGGTAATGGAACTTCTGCAGTAGCAAATGGGTACTCCAATACTTCTGGTTCTTACTATCTTGTTTATGGCGCTGGAATTTTGGCTAACACGGCTTCTGCAAATATGTATGGTGTAGGAATTATGGATATTTTAGATTACTCTACAACAACTAAATTAAAAACTATTCGCACTATAAATGGTTCAGAAAGAAATGGTTTAGCCAATTCTGTTGGAGAACCTGGAATTATAAATTTAAGTTCATCTTTTAGAACTACAAATACAAACGCAATTACTAGCGTTAAATTGCAGAGTTGGTACAACTCTTTTGTTGCTGGAACAACCTTCGCCCTTTACGGAATCAAATAAATGACAACTAACTTTAGAAAGGCTGGTGCGTGATGGCTTCAACTTACGAACCGATAGCAACACAGACACTCGCATCTGCCGCAACTTCAATTACCTTTAGTTCTATTGCCGCTACTTATACAGATTTGCGGTTAGTGTTGGTGGCACCTAGTGAGTCTGCTGACGGAAACGATTTTTATCTTCGTTTCAATAGCGACAGCACAACTAATTACAGCGGAACTTCTATTGATGGTCCTGGTGCGACTGCTTCATCTGCAAAATACACAACGAGTGCTCAAATGCTACTTGCTTTCCAATACGGCTACACCAGCACTACTTATCCAATGATGATTACAAGCGACATATTTTCTTATGCTGGCTCAACATACAAAACTTGTTTGAATACTTTTTCTGGCGATAGAAACGGAACTGGCGGTGCCACAACTAGAAATGTTGGTTTATGGCGTTCAACATCAGCAATAACATCAATTCAGTTATTTATTTCAAGTAGTTTGACTTTTTCTACTGGCACAACCGCCACACTCTANGGAATAGCAAAGGCATAGACTATGGCTAATAATACATATACTTTGATTGCTTCTACAGTAATTGGAACAGCAACTAACAATGTTATATTTAGTAGCATTCCAACAACTTATACTGACTTAGTCTTGAAAATGAGTATAAGAGATACTAACGCAAGTACTTTTGTTTCGGGTTATTCTTATTATCCAACAAATGCCTCTATAACTCAATTAACTGGCAACGGTGCAACAGCAGCCTCGGCAAGGGCTAATGCTGCAGGAAATGCTGAAGCATATAATGCGTACCCAGCCGTTAATTCTACATCTAATACATTTGGCAGTTGGGAACTTTACATACCAAATTATGCTACATCAATGGCGCACCCAGTATCTTCATTTTCAGTTTCAGAAAATAATGCAACCACCGCATATATTGCTGCTACTGCAATTTTAGTAAGTACAGGCACAATAACACAAGTACAATTTGTTGATATTGGTGGCACAAACTTCGTTTCAGGCTCATCATTCTATTTATACGGGATAAAATCCAGTTAAACAACTAAGGAGAAACAATGACAGACACACCAAAGGCGGTTGAAGTCAACTGCACAACAGGCGAAGTAACCGAGCGCGACTTGACCGATGCCGAGATTGCGGCACAGGCAGTAGCGGCACAGGCTGCGGCTGACCAAGCGGCAGCGCGTGAGGCTGAGGATAAGGCGAAGGCTGATGCTAAGGCTTCGGCTCTGGCTAAACTCACCGCACTCGGACTAACTACCGATGAAGCAGCAGCAATTCTCTAAGTAACACAAAGCATTACCAACCCCGCTACGGCGGGGNTTTTTATTGGAACAAACTAAGGAGATAAAATGGCAACAGACGGCTATCGTCATATCGCTGAAAGACCAGTTGATAACATTGGTCAGCCATCTACTTCTGGTAAAACATGGGTTAACACCGATGTTTCTTATGATGTGGCTATTGGTGGTATACCATTTTTCCTTGGTACTAATGACAAGTTTCCCTACAAGCGCGAGACTGCTCAATACCGCAAGCAGCAACTTGATGTTCAAAAAGAACCTGGCGAACAGACTATCACTGGTTGGTGGTTACGCTCACAGTCTTCTTTTCATTATGGTGCTGGCGCTCGCTATCAAGAACCACTTGCTGGAGAGCATGTTCAATACATGTTCCACAAGTCTGCAGGCGTAGAAGTTTTTAATACTGGTCGAGTAACACTACTCCCAGATGTAACAAAAGTACAAACAGTAACCAACACACCTATCATTGTATCAGCCAAAGATGGCGCTACAGATGTTGTGTTTTTCTCTGATGATGGCAACCTTTATCGCTATGATGGCACAACTGTAACTACCGTCACATGGGGTGGTTCTGGCACTATTATGGACCTTACCCAAGATGGCAAGTATTACTATGCCGTTAATGCTACTGGTATCTACCGTGGCACCCTTGCTGGTGGTACTGGCACATTAATTTTTACTAACCCTGTTACCACAACAAGTGCTAAACTTGGCTATGCCAAACAACGTGTTATTGCTGGTATTAATAACTCTATTTACGAAGTTATCCCAATCTCTACAATTAACGTTGTGGCTGGAAGGCTTGTTAGTAACGTAGCAACTTTACAAACCAATGTAGCGCATGGTTTTAATATAGGCATGCAAATTACTATTGCAAGTATTGGTACAGCATTTAACGGTACTTTTGTTGTTACAAGCATACCAACGGCTAATACTTTTACATATGATCATAATTATACTGATCAACAATTTGCTAATGGCATGACTGGTACTGTTACTTTGGTAGCCAATAACAACTCACCAATTTATACACACCCTTCAAGCACATGGGTATGGACTGGTGTGGCTGATGGCCCAAATGCTATTTATGTTTCTGGTTATGCTGGCGTATCAGGTGCTATCTTCCGTTTAGCGTTAGATACTACTGGCGCCGTGCCATTGCTTAATAAGGCTCTTACAGCGGCTGAGATGCCTCAAGGAGAACGTGTCACAGCCCTTGGTTCATACCTTGGCAAGTATCTTGTTATTGGTACTAACAAAGGCGTGCGCGTAGGACAGATTGATACCTCTGGTTGGCTATCTTCTGGTTATATTACATATGGCCCATTATCATTTGTAACAACTGGTTTTGACCCAGCAACAGCAACCGTCCTTACAGGTTCTGCTGTGACTAGCGTAGCCTTTGAAGATCGCTATGCCTACTGCACAGTAACTAACTATATCGACAATGGAGATGGAACATTCTGTTCTGGCCTTGTCAAAATTGACCTTGCTAAAGAAGTTAACCCTAATCAGTTTGCTTATGCTACTAGCCTTAGAGTGCCAACAACAACAGCAGAATGCTCATCTGTTGCTTCTCTTGGAACCAGCAACACGCTCCTATTTGGTATAGCGGGCAAAGGTATCTACAAACAATCTACTACTCTAGTTACCTCAGGCTACCTTCAAATTGGACAGATCCGTTACTTTACCCTAGAAGACAAGCACTTTGAATTGTTAAAGATGCGCGTACTCCCAGGACAAAAGGGTACATTGCAAACACTTCTTGTTAAACCTGATCAAACCATATTACCTATTATTATTACAGATGCAAACTTTGATTACACCCAGGACCTTACTGCAATTGATACGCTTGACACCGCTCCACAGCAATCTGTTGGCCTTAAGTTTATCATAAACTCTTCGACTAACCAAGCCGTTGGAACGGAAGATGTCTTTGTTGGATACCAACTAAAGGCAATTCCTGCTGTAAAACGTCAAAAACTTATCTCATTCCCATTAATGAATTTTGATATTATGGAAGATCGTTACAATATGGCTACTGGCTATGTTGGTCGCGCAACCGAAAAGTTAATTGCCATAGAAGCAATTGAGTCTGACGGCGATGTTATTCTTATTCAAGATTTTACTACTGGCGAAATTTTTAGAGGAATTATTGAAGAACAACAATTTACCAAAATGACTGCTCCAGATCGTGCTTTTAACGGCGAGGGTGGAATGCTGTACTGTACTATCCGAACCGTATCATAGGAGACACTTATTCATGGGCAATGTAGACTTAGCAACCGTCATATATTCTTACTTTTTTGTAATCATTACCGTCCTCGCAGGCATAGGAATGATAAGTAAGCATACAGTTCAAAAGTATACAGAAGAACTCAAGGATAAATTAAACAAGATTGAATACGCCTTGTATAACGATGGCAAGACTGGCCTTATTAATAAGGTCGAGGAACTGCTTGAAAATCAACAAGGAATCAAAATTGACGTTGAAATATTGAAGGTAAAAGCAGAATGAACAAAAAGATCCTTTGGAAGTTACTTTCAATTGTTAGGGTCTGGTTTCAATCGTTTTTGGCAATTGAAGTGGCCTTGCATTTAAAAGATTTAATTAATGGAAAACTACTATGGCAAGTATGCGTAGCCTCCTTTGTGCCAGTTGCTATCCGCTGGTTAACCCCTAGTGATGAATTCCCAGATGAAAGAAGAGTCTAATGTCCTACGAGTTCCTACAAGCAAAGTACTACAGTCGTGGTCGGGGTGGGAAACCCATCCAATGGATTTTTATCCATACAATGGAGACTCCAGAAACACCTTCTCGCGCTAAGCAAGTATGGAAATGGTTTGCTGGTAAGACAGCCCCACAAGCGAGCGCTCATTTTATGGTAGATGCTACCAATGTAGAGCAAANCGTAATGCTTTCAGATACCGCTTGGGCAGTCAACGACTACGACACCAATCAAAAGTCTATATCTATAGAATTATCTGGTGAGGCATCACAGACCCCAGAGCAATGGGCTGATGCTTACAGCACGGCAGAATTAAAACTTGCAGCCAAGATTGTAGCACAATTATGTAAGCAATTTAATATTCCAGTAAAGCGTGTCTACGGTACTGATATACAACATAACAAACCTGGTATCGCTGGACATTGGGATGTAACATTGGGTAAGGCTGTTAAAGGTGGTCATACAGACCCAGGAGTTAATTTTCCTTGGGCAACCTTTATCCCAATGGTAGAAGCAGAGTTAGCCCAGTCATCAACTAAGGAGAATAAATGAATAAACAAATCGCACTATCTTACCTACGCCACCTATTGACTACGGCTTTTGCTACAGTCCTAGTAGTGGTTAACACTCAACACGTAGGCCTAACTAATATTACAAAGGCTCAACTGTTCATAATTGCTAACGCGGTATGGATTGCTATCCTGCCACAACTACGCTTTACTATTGAACCAGCCGTCAACCTATATCTTCGCAAGAAGTTCCCATCATTAGGTCTTGTTATAGACGATCTAAAGGTTGCAGATGCAACACCAGCGTCTACCCCACCAGTGGTGGTACCAGGTGCCTAACGATATATTAACAATGAAGGTAGAGTTCGTAACAGACGCTATCGTTATTAAAGCAGATCAATTACAAGAGGAGCAAAAATGACAGTAGGATTCGCCACCACAGGTTTAGTTAACAAGTGGTTAAACATGCTAAACGGAACAGCCTTTACGGCTCCAACAGGTATCTATGCAGCATTGCATACTGGAGACCCTGGAGTAGCAGGAACAACAAATGCTTCTGCCGTAACAACTCGTTCTGCAGTAACTTTTTCAACCGCATCTGGTGGAGCGCTAGCGCTTTCAAACACACCATCATTTACAATGACAACCACAGAAACCATCACACACGTATCTTATTGGGACGCAGCATCTTCAGGAAACTTCCTTTGGTCAGCAGCCCTAACCACATCTAAGTCTGTATCGGCTACAGACGTTCTACAACTTACATCAGTTGGAGTGTCACTTTCACCACTAGCAGCATAAGGTAACCCATGACTACGACTTATCCAGGAACGATAGATACATTTACAAACCCAGTTTCTACGGATTTGCTAAGTTCGGCTACAGTGCCTCATGCAGCTCAGCACGATAACCTTAATGACGCAGTTGCCGCGATTGAAACCGCTCTCGGGGCTAACCTTGCCAACGTGGGTAAATACGCATTACCAAACCAACTTATGCTTGGTGGAATGTAAATAAGAAAAACATTGCTTAGAGAGGTAGATCGTGGCAGTTCAATATAACGCAGCGATAACCTATAACGATACCGCAACCAAATATAATGGTTCAAGTACTTATACCTCTGGCACAACATCTGCTGAAACAGGTACACTCACAGCAGTAGCACTTCGTACCGCTAAAGGTGCGACTACTGCTGCTGGTACTGGTACTGTTACCACAGTAGCAATTATAGTAAAACGTAGTTCTACAACTACTTCGGGCACTGGCACACTTACATCAGCGGTTGTCAAGATAAAACCTGCTGCAACAGTCACTGCTGGCACGGGCACCTTAACGGTTGTTGGTCGTATTGCAATAGGAATATCAACTGCAACTGCTGGTACTGGTGCACTTACTGCTACTGGTATTACCACTAAACGTGGTTCTACAACTACCGCTGGCACCGGAACTCTTAATGTCACAGCACATGCCGTAGATAGCGATTCAACCTATACGCTGGTTACAGGAACTTTAAGTTCTAGCGCTTCCGCGAAGCGTAGTTCTGATACTGCAACTACAGGAACTGGCACCCTTTCGGCTAGTTCAATAGTCAAACGCTTTGGTGCTACAAGCACCGCTGGCACAGGTACTATAACTTCGGTTGTAATTAAGACTGTTAAAACAGGCTCCAGTTCTTCTCTTGCTGGAACCTTATCATCAGCACTTGCAGTAGTTTTCAAAGTAGCAACTACAACTGCTGGCACAGGAACCTTATCCTCGGCTGGAATTCGTACAGTCAATGAAACTACCGCAAGTACTCTTGCTGGCGCACTAGCAAATGATATGCTGGCTATCAGAAATATTGATACCAACACAAACGGCTTAGGTCTATTTAACCAAGCAGTTATTAAATTTGCCAATGCTACCACGGTAAGCAATCTTGTTGGAACCCTACGATCTAACCTCTTTAGATACAATCCAAAGATAGACCCTGCTCAGATTGACTACGAAGTCAGGTTGAGTTATCAACTATGGCAAGCCAATAACAAGAGCCTCTGGGTTGTAAAACTTGGAGAGCCTAGCAATAGGCAGGCTTCACTAACAGACAATACCACACGTAGGCGTGCCTACTTAGATCCAATTACTTGGATAACCACACTTAAAGACAATCTCTGGAAGGTTATAGAATGAGCATTACTTTTGAGCGCGAGAGCGTAGAATTTCAACCTGTAGTAGTGACCCGTGATGGCGTCGTTATTACCTCTGGAATTGCCACTTGTATCGCCCAACTGGGTGTTCGCCCTACTACCTTCATTCCTTCTGTTACGGTAGGAACTCAGGTTGGCTGTATGGTTAGCGGATTATCTGTTGGCTCCTACAATGTCTGGGTACAAATCACAGACTCACCTGAAATCCCTGTTAAGAACGCTGGATCCTTCACCATAGTATAGCCTTAAAACGCCCTACAAGGCCCTCTAGAGGCAAGAAACCCCCTGCTTAGGTATAATCACCTAGGTCAGGGGGTCTTTTGTTGTTTCTAAAGCATATTCCTTGGAGCCTTACCGCATCTCATACAGTAGATTCCTGCTCCTGTAAGAGAACTCCAGTACGAGTGACCGAAGAACCTACAGAGCCACATCAGTCTCTACCCCACGAACGATTGGCAAATGGGTAAATCCTGAGGACTTCATCATCGTTTTCTTTCCAATGTTCAATTGCATCGATCAGTTCATCCTCTGCTACTTCGAGTTCATCTAGGTGCTCATTCCAGATTATACCATCTTGGAATCCAATGGTGTAACCTCGCCCTTTATACTTCTCGATTGTATCGTTATCTATATCAATGGCAACTTTTTGATTGCTGATGTACTTATTCTTGGCTAGTATCCACCCTTCAAAGAAGGATCCTGCCATGATTGCCACCAGCAGTATTGCTAGTTCGGTTGTTTTCATATATCTCCTAATTATCAATTGATATTAATAATATATATTATATATAATAACCGCCCTTAAGGCGGTTATATATGTAGTTATTATTAATAATTTAATTATACTCATAACCAGAAAGCAAAGTCAATTTGATTAACCGATCACCCAGGAATCAATCAAAGTGACAACACCAATCCCAGGTGCTATGGTACTCCTATGGCAATAACAATCGAAAAACATACGCTCCCAGAGCATGCAAGTTACTCCGCTATCTCAACCTATCTCTCCTGTGGGTGGCAGTACTACCTAGGACGAGTCCTCAAGTTAGAAGAAGAAAACTCCGTTTGGTCCGTTGGTGGCTCTGCTTTCCACCGAGCAACTGAAATATATGATATGGAGACCCTATGAGCGATTCAATAGATTTATGGAACGACGCATGGGCAGTTTGTGTTGGGGATAAAGACCTGACCAACGCTCGAGTATCAGGCAGAGCAACCAAGGCTAATCCTAACAAGGAAGACGTCACCCAATGGCACAAGCAAGGTCCTGTCTTTGTACAGGATTATATCACATGGCGTGAAGCCAATCCGAACTGGAAGATCTGGAGAACACCAGATGGCAAGCCAGCAATTGAGTTAGAACTTGAAGTACCAATCGGTAACATTCCTATCAAGGTAGGCATTGACCGCATCTTTGATGTGGATGGCAAGTTGGTTATCATTGATCTAAAAACCTCATCAAGCGAGCAGTATCTCTCAAGCCTACAACTAGGCTTCTACAAGGTAGCAATTGAAGTCGCCTATGGCGTCTCTATAACACACGGCAATTTCTACATGGCACGCAAAGCAAGCATGACGGACTGGGTTGATCTAAGCGATTATACCTACGAGAAACTAGAGTACTTAGTCAATCAATTTGACAAAGCAAGAAAGTCTGGTATCTTTATTCCCAATGCAGCAAGTTGCAAGTTATGTGGCTTCAGCAAAGAATGTACATTTTCGTCGAAGAAAGAAGGATAGCATGGAACCTACAGTAACGGAAATCCTAGGGGCTTTTCAGTTAAAGATTATTACGGCAGCAGAAGCGCGTGAGCGCTTAGGCTTTACCAATGTACCAGCGGAGAACGCACCTGTTCCTCCCGTTGGAGCAGAAGGAATATACGTACAGGCACTATCAAGCGAGGGGTTAAATAATGGGCAATGATGACTGGAAGTTACAAGTATCTTACAAGACACCAAGCGGTGATCTGATTAACGTAAGAGCAAGCACGGCAGATGAACTATCTATTAACTTAGAAAGCATTGGCGACTACGCAACTCAGATTGCGTCTGTTCAAGCCAAGATAGCGGGCGCGTTTAACGCAACCCCTTTATCGACATCGAGTACCACTACAAGCACAATGCCAATGGCCTCATCTCCAGTGGCGTCGGCTCCTCCAGCGTCCGTTACGGCAGGCCCGACCTGCATACACGGAGCGAGGAATCACAAGTCGGGAGTCTCCTCAAAGACAGGCAAGCCTTACTCAATGTGGGTGTGTCCTCTGCCTCAGGGGCCAGACCAGTGCAAGCCAGTAAATTAGTAGACCAAGAATTTCCATTCTAGATTAGGAGGGGTAAATGCGTACATTAGCACGTTCTGTTGGCCGTGCCTCCATTGGTGGAGAACCCCTTCCTAGTCCCTTTAAGGCTTTCGATAGTACACAGATTGCTATTCGGAGATCTGAATTAACTATGATAGCAGCCACTCCTGGCGCTGGCAAATCTATGTTAGCACTAGCAGTAGCACTCAAATCAGGCGTACCAACTCTGTACATTTCTGCCGATACCAATGCACACACCATGGCGATGAGACTGGCATCTATGATATCTGGCAAGAGCCAAAGCGATGTTGAGAAATTACTCGTTACAGATGTTGGTTGGACAAGGGCTGTTCTCTCAAGGGGCAGCCATATTGTCTGGTCGTTTGAATCTAGTCCAACCTTAGAGGATATTGATGAAGAAGTCAAGGCCTTTGAAGAGTTGTGGGGTCACGCCCCTGAATTAATTATTGTAGATAACTTGATGGACGTAGCCACCGATGGTGGCGAGGAGTTCGCTTCTATGCGTGCCATCATGAAAGAATTAAAGTACCTAGCGCGAGCAACTAATGCAGCGGTTCTTGTACTACACCATACCTCAGAAGGTATCGTAGGTACACCCTGCCAGCCTCGTAGCGCTCTACAGGGCAAGGTAGCACAACTACCAGCTCTAATCCTAACCCTTGGACTTGTTGGTACCTCACTGGCCGTTGCGGTTGTTAAGAATCGCTATGGCAAGGCAGATGCTAACGGCACTTCTATTATGACATGGCTTGCTTTCTCGGGAGAGTATTGCTATATAGATGATATCCCTGAGAATGCCTAAGGAGAAATGATGGCAGTTAAAAAAGCAGTAGCAAAGAAAACAGTAGTTAAGAAGGCTAAGAAACCAGTTATAGATATAGAGGCATTTCAAGCAGCCTTTGTCGCATCAGAAAAAGTAATGAAAGAAAACTTAATAAAGTTGATTGAGTCTAAGTTAAAGAAAGAAACTAACTTTGATGCCAGAATGGCATACAAAACTTCCATTAAATTGATCAGGACAGGTACTTTAAATGACGTTGATTCTATTGATTCTACTGATAGTGATGAAGATATAAATGATGGTAACCAGAGCAAGCCACAAGGCTAGGGGAGCAACCTTTGAAACGGACACTAAAGATTTATTCAGAAGCAAGGGGTACGAATCAGAGCGCTTGGCCAGGACAGGTGCCAAAGATGAAGGTGACGTTATCGTACGGCGCTGGCTCGGACGTGAGCACGTGGTTATCGAGTGTAAAGCACCTGGAAAAGACGGAAGTATTAACTTATCTGGATGGCTTAGAGAGGCAAGCGTTGAACGCGGTCACTATGCTGATGCGCGAGATCTACATTCAGACACACTTGGAGTGGTCCTCATCAAAGCGCGAGGCAAAGCCATAGAAGATGCTTACTTAGTAATTAGATTGGGTGATCTGCTTTGAGTAATGACCTACCTGATATCGTCAAAGTGCTAGAGCACTATGGCGCTACCGTTCCAGGCGGACAACAGGTAAGTGTGAAGTGCCCATTTCATAATGACAAGCACGCAAGTTCTGGTGTTAATAAAAAAGAAAACATATTCAACTGCTTCACCTGCGGGGTGAGCGGTAACAGTTTACAGATAATTGCAAAGCACGAGGGGGTGAATATACATGAAGCAAGGATTCTCGCAGAAAGAATTACTGGCGAAAGCCACAGTCAACTACACGGCGAGCATAGAATTGGCAGCCGATTACCTAAGAAGTCGGGGAATCACAAGGGAAGTAGCACGAGCGGCGCAATTAGGCGTAGTAGAGCATCCTGAGGTTGGTCATGAACTATTCCAAGGCAGACTTTCAATCCCCTATGTTACTAAGTCTGGCGTAGTTGATCTACGTTTTAGATCTCTCAACCCAGCAGTCGAACCAAAGTATATGGGTATGAGTGGGGCAGTAACTAAGTTATACAATGTCAAAGATATTGACAGAGCAGGTGATTGGATAGGTGTATGTGAAGGTGAACTGGATACTATTACTCTCAGTCACTGTGTTGGGATTGCCTGTGTGGGAGTTCCTGGCGCTAACAGTTGGAAATCTCATTATACGAGGCTACTGGCTGATTTCGAGAGGGTATTTATCTTTGCGGATGGTGACCAAGCAGGTACAGAATTCGCTCGCGGTCTTTCAAAAGAACTCCCTGTGACAATAGTTCAATTACCAGATGGTGAAGATGTTAATAGTTGTTATGTTAAGTACGGTAAGGATTACCTAATAGAAAAGGCAGGACTAAATGAGTAAGTATGGTGAGTTACCTTCAATGGAAGGTGTTGAAAAGAAAATAATTAAGAAGTGCAGTTTCTGCGGACAGATATTTAATAGTATCTTTGAAGAAGCAGATCATCTACTTGAAAAGAATGAGACATCATTCGATCCCAAGTTTATTCTAACTGCTGAATCATCTATCAGAATGGGTAATCTACTTCGTACTTTTTATGCTAACGCTCACAAGCGAGAAGTCATTAAAGACTTGGCTGAAGAAGTCTACTCCCTTCTTTATCTAGCAGAAACAGATCCCGAGATGGTTGACTTTACATTGGATATGTTGATCGATGACTGATTCATTCGAGCAAGATGTTCACGCTGTGTTCTTGGAACTGGAAGCATTGCTTATCAGTAAACACCACGACTACGGCCCAAAGAATATCTCAGGTGCCCCAGGTGGCCCACACAATGGCTTGCGAGTGCGTCTCTATGACAAGTTAGCACGCTTAAATAATTTATTTGATGAAGGCTCTGAGCCTCAGCATGAACCAATCGAAGACTCATACAAAGATGTTGCTAACTATGGCGTCATTGGATTGTTAGTTCAAAGGGGACTGTGGCCTAAATGACAACAGTAATTGGTATTCAATATGACGACAAGGTTGTTATCGCAGCCGATAGTCGGACATCAGATAGTAATGGGCAGATATGGAAAACAACCGCTAAAGTAGGCGTAAATGGCTCGTTTTTGCTTGCTGGGGCAGGGGATTGCTTTCCTCTAGACATCGCTCAGTACTTGTGGAAGACACCAATTCCTACAGTAAAAGATTACAAAGACCCCACTCGCTATATGGTATCAATCGTTATTCCATCCTTGCGTAAGGCAATGGAGGCTAATGGATATACCAAAGATCCAAATGATAAAGACGCTGGGTTTGATATCTTAATTTCTTTTGGTGGAAATTTATTTATTGCTGGTGATGGTTGGGATGTAAACATCCCTAATCATAACATCGCTTCGATAGGTAGTGGTGGTGCTTATGCGCATGGTGCGCTGAGTGCTGGTGCTTCAATTGAAGATGCAATGAAGATCGCAGAAGAAAACGATAACAATTCTGGTGGACCATTCATCATACTAGAACAAAAGAAAGTAGGAAAGTAAATGGCCGAAAAAGTATACGGACCTTACAAGGGTTCAAAAGCAAATGGAGGGCGTCCTATTGTTGTCATCAAAAAGAAAGTCAACGGCAAGACTGTTACTACATCTGAGAATGCTGCTCGTGCACTATACGAAAAGAAAACAGGTAAGAAACTTCCAAAGAACGTCGACGTCGACCATAAGAATAATAAAGGCCGTGTCGGCGGTAAGAAGAATGACAAGATGAGTAACCTCGATCCTCTCTCGCATGGTGCTAACGTCGCCAAAGAGAACAAAGTGCGAGGTAAAAAGAAGTGAAAGTCATAGTCGCTATAAGCGACATGCAGGTTCCATACCACGATAAGCGTGCCGTTAAGAACCTAATCGAATTCGTCAAAGACTTTAAGCCAACAGAAGTAATCACCGTTGGTGATGAGATGGACATGCAAACTATCTCTCGTTGGTCAGCAGGTACAAGTCTTGAGCACGAAGGTTCAATTGGTCAAGACAGAGATGAGACGTGTCGAATCCTTGAGCAACTTAATGTTTCTCATATGGCTCGCTCAAACCACACAGATCGATTACTTAATACAGTATCGATGCGTGCACCAGGCTTGTTTGGATTGCCTGAACTAAACATCCAGAATTTTTTTCGCATGAAAGAGTTAGGAATTAAATATCATGAAGATCCGTATGAACTCGCACCTGATTGGCTCCTTATGCACGGCGACGAAGGAAATGCTTCTTCGACTGCAGGCGTTACTGCTCTTAATCTTGCTAAGCGCTCTAACATGTCTGTCATTTGTGGCCACACTCATCGTCAAGGTTTGGTTCCTTATAGCCAGAGCCACGGCGCTGGTACTACTCGTACCATCTGGGGTTTTGAAACTGGCAATCTTATGGATTATTCAAAGGCTAAATACATCAAAGGTGGACTTTTTAATTGGCAACAAGGATTCGGCGTCCTCTATGTCGATGGACAAAAAGTAACTCCTGTCGCAGTCCCAATCCAGAAGGATGGTTCATTCATCTTTGCGGGGTATAAGTGGGGTTAAATCAAGCGTATGGTATTCCATACAGCAAGGACATTAAATGAAATGGGATCGTATCGAACCCTGGCAATACATCGTAACTAGCGTAGCGAGTGAGTATCACAAGCATTACGATATGTGCGATTTAGAAGACATCAGGCAAAATCTATACGAGTGGTTCCTTACTCATCCTAATAAATTAGATGAATGGGAAGCCCTTGGCAAGAAGGACGCCAAGAATCTTATCTATCGCTCATTACGCAATCAAGCGCTTGACTATTGTCAGTATTGGAAAGCGAGAACTCTTGGATATGAAGTTGATGATCTATTTTATTACACACCTGAGATGGTGGAAACGCTTTTGCCGTCAGTTCTTTTGGGGAGCGTAGCCACACTACCAGTGCTCAATCTAGGTAAAACAGGTAAGTCATCCACTCTCGCAGAGAGCGGTAATCTATCGACAATGATAGCCGAACTCGAAAAAGTTTGTGTTGGATTATCGGCAGAAGACAAGAATGTAATCAACCTCCGTTTCGCATTGGGATATGAGTATCCAGAAATAGTTAAAGAGTTAGATCTTAATACCGAAGACGCGGCACGCCAACGCGTGCGCAGGGCAGTCAAAAGAATCATCAATAAGTTGGGCGGATATAAGCCGTTCAAAGATGAAGATGAATCCTCTTCGGAAGAAAATCTCGAAACTCCCGAAGAGGATACCATCGTTGAACTATAGGTCGAACTCGTCCTCATCATCATCGAGGGCGAGATCAACTTCTAGTTCCGCAGGGTCAGTCCACAATTCTTCTGCGTATTCGTCCATATCATCATCAGATGGTACATAGAATTCATCATCATTAGTCGGCATAGAGAGCCACCAAATCATTTAAGAAATCCATAGCATCACCATAGTCGTCCTCCGATAATCCAGCATCAATCAACATCTCTTTCATATCGGTAGCACTATCTATTAGTTCTTGTAGATCCATTTATCCTCCTGTCTTGTAGAACCCACTGGCATTAAACTGAATGCCAGGTACTGAGTATACCTGATTCATAGGCTTATCGCAACAGATTGGACTGCTTGCCTCAGCGTGTATAGACCGCTCAAGCGTCTGTTGTGTATGGCATACCATACACTCATAATCATACGACGGCATTGTACACCATTTCGTACATTTTATATTCCGCGTATTGGAAAGTACCCACAGGGTAGTCCTCCTTATTCTTTCCGCTTCTTAGCATTCTCTCGGCAGGTAGCATACCGCCCCAGATTCCCCAATAAAGGTTTTTCTTGAGCATACCTAACTCTCCGCATTTGATCATAACGGGGCACTCAAAGCAAGTATCTATCGCTTCTTTTACATCGCTGACCAATTTCTTATTTCGTTTGGGTGATACCGCCCCAGGCAAGAGAACAGTAAACCATTTATCAGGGTCGGTTGAGCACGGCGTATTCACCTGTTCTCCTTTTCTCTAGCATTAGTTGTTGTAGGCTTATGTAGTTGTCTAGATTCTTTACGATTCTTTTACTAAGCCTCATAGCGTCATCTTTGTTGTAGCCATAATAATACAGCGTATCGTAGACTTTGTCTACTCTAGGGTTCACGAAGTTACCATTTTCATTTCGGTCATATCTTCATCAACCAGAAATTCATCTAGGTCTTCACTAGACATCATCTTGTAAGACGCTTCTTCTTCGGTATCAGCCCTAATTGAGTAGGTCTTGGTTACTTTAAATATATATTCTTTAGTCATTATTCATCTCCTTCCTCCAAACAGTAGTCTCCAGAGTTATGTGAGCAACTACAATTATTGAATAGATATTCACAGCATACGCATAGAAGGCAATCCTCGCAATCGCAGTCGTCGGTGTGTTCGCTATCATAGCAGTCATCGCACTCGCAATCCGAGTCGTGGTGGTATTCGTCCCAAGGATCACGCGACGAATGACGGCGGTCGTCATTATCTCGCTCTCGTCTACTGATTACATCTCTAAGAAATTCCATTAGTACCACCCTTTCCGTCGCCAGTGATGCCAAGCATTACAAGGCGTTTGATATTTATAGTAGATATATTGTAAGCCACGCTCAATTTGAAGTGGCGGTTCTGTCTTGTTGGACATACCTAACATCTGTGGTATGCCACCAGCATACTTGCCCATAACTTTTACAGGGTTGTGCGCTTTGGGATCCCACGCCGATTCCTTGCCCCACAAGTTAGACAGACAGGCAAATTGCTGTGAGGCGAATACCTCAATCCTATCTCTTGCGAAGGCAAGGCTATCGGTGCGTGTCCAAATCGTTTGTGTTGGTTTACTATTTTGGTCTATGACGGCAGGCCATAGCATTGATAGTGCTACCAATACACCAGCAGTAGTGATGATCATAACAACTCTAGTCTTATTCATTATTACTCCAAGGTAAAGTGTTGGCGAGTAAATCATAAGACCGAGCCAATGATTCGTTACCAGACTTACGCGCTAATTCACCACGCGCAAGATAGTATTTTCTTTTGCCATCTGCTTTGGGATTCTTATCCTTCAACACCATCACTCCATTATTAGTGAGGTAGTTTAGAACCGTACTAACAACATCATTAAGTGGCACATTTCTCATTGGAAAATCGTCGCCGTGCTCAGCAGAAAATGTAAGCCCAGCCTTGATTATTGCTACTCTAAGAGTGGTTTCTTCGATCATCATAACTCCTAACTGTATGGTATTCCATACACTCTAGCAGAAGTAACTGACCCCATTACAGAGCCAGTTACCCCACATTTTATTGGTTAGCGAATAGAAGCGTAGACTGGCTCTACATATCCTTCAAGTCGTGAAGCGCGAGTGGTCTTACCTGATTGAATATGTAGGTAGCGACCTGATGGTAGTGATACCCATACTGATGAATCTTTGAAGCGATCGTTACCTTTGATTGCCTTAACAATCTCTAGTGGTGCTGATGGAGTGGTGGCGCGTTGTGCTTCGAACTCAAGAGCATCGAGTTGTGAAGCGATTTCAGCCAATAGTTGGCTAATTGGTGCTGTATTCATATTTATTTCTCCTCTGTTGGTAGGTTAGTACAACATACTATCAGGTATTTCCTGATAGTAATTCTTGTTTGCTTTAGATGTTTCTGCTGGCGTATAGCACATACAGAAACCAGCAACATCTCCGCACTCATAACACCCACGACATACTGGGCAGTATTCCGATTCGAGATCGTTGCCTTCGACTATGTTATTACAATTAGGACATAGGAAGCCTTCCCAATCATCATTGCCTAATAACTCTAGTGTATCATCAAGTGGAACCGAGGTCAAGATACCTTTACTCTCCTTGGGTGGTCTGTAGTCATAGCCCCAACCTGAATCGCACCAACCTGAATCGTACTGGTATGGCTTTGGGTGATAGCGGTAACTATCATACACAGGCGCAGGTCTGTGGTAGGTATTAGACCACCATATGCCGTCGGTATCCCAAGAGCCAGCCTTCTCGTTAATTATATACAAGTTAGACTTAGCCTTAGGGTCGAGCGTAAGTATAGCCATCTTGCTACCAGTAGCCCAACTCTCGATCATTGTCCACACTCTATCGTCATCAAGGGCAGAAACACCACCGATCAACGGCAATACTTCTTCCGCAAATACTCTAGAATCTGAGCGTCTATCGTCGGGCTTCATTGGTAAATCTAACATACCATTGTGCGCTAGGTAAGTCAGACTACTATCGCCAACCTTGAAAGGGTGGCAGTTGCCTTCATTTTTAACGCCGTGCGTAGCGATACGGCAGTGCCATATTGCGTAACTGTCTGGATATTGCGCTCGCAATTCCAAGAACCTGTTAATGGATTTCTTGGCAGACATTGTGCGCTCGGAGATAATTTCATCTCCAGCGATAATGGCGAAGCCGAACCCATCAGGGTTACGACAAGCACCTTGTAATAATTCCTCCCTTGTGGGAGTGGACTTAGCGTCGCAGACTACTAATAAACAAATGATACACCTTCTCTCTACGCGTCGATTATTTGATGTTCGATGGCTTTTAAGTTTACAGCCTTAATGCTAGGCATACGATCTAGCAGTTCAGGGTAGAGTTTCCTGCGTATGGTACACCATACAGCGAAGTCCTCCCAGTTATACCAGTCATCACCCGATATTGGAATATCGCGTGTGTATTCCACCATAGCGTGAGCCAGACCGAGGCTCGATTTTACTCCGCTAGGGTTCATTGTGCCACGCATAAAGCGCAACTCTAGTGTCGCTTCTTTGTTTGTGTTGACTGCGGTGTACTTATCTCCGCCGTCTAGGTCATCTCCACCCTTGGCTTCAAGGGTAAAGACAGGCTTGTCGTATTCATCAAATCCCCATACATCATTGAAGCGGGCATAGGACGACTTGCGCCCACCGAACTTCATCATCATCTCAGAGTTACGATATACGAACTCGATGAACCTGTGCTGATGGGCACCATTATTAAATCCTGTGCGAGAGATGTGGATATGTAAGCCACAAGTGCCAGAGTCCCACGATCTCGCTTCATAATCCTTACGCAATCGGTCAATGGTATCCCAAAGGACATCAGAATCGTTGCGATATGCTTCATAAGTATGCGGTTGAGTAACTATCTCGAAGCCACCGCCGATACTGGAATCGTGCTTTAACTGTGCTATCTCAGGCTCTTGAAGCCTAGTCATAGCGAATAATGCGGCATCACCTATAACTGTGCGTGAAACCTGAGTTTCTAACTCGAAGCCGAACCATAGATTTTTATCAGACGAGCCGTGAAATACAAGATTGGGTACGCAACTGTATTCGTGGATAGGATTACTTGTTGAACCAGCACCACATTGGCAACGGCGCAAGTTACCTTCCACATCACGATTACAACTACGACAGAAAATATCATTGAGATATGTGAACACTCCACAATCACATTGTCGCAGGCTACCTTTCCAACAATCATTTATATAGCAGTAAGAACCGCCATAGAAACGGATTAGGTGGTCATCTATCTGCTCGGTTGGATAGCGCGTACCGCACTCGCCACACTTACAAGAGGCTTGTCTAACGCAACTGCCACACCAGCGTTCTAGCGTGGTTTCGTTGCGCGTACCAACTTCAACCTTGTAGCGGTAGCCCTTCTCCATATGCTCACCACATCTAGCGCAAGGCACTATCGGCTGAACTTCATCATCAGTAGTCATTTTATCTCCTTTCGTTAGTAGTTCGAGTGTATGGTATCCCATACACCTTCAATCATTTACTGCTCTCTATTCAGTTATAGGTACTATTCTACACCATCAACGACCTTAGGTCAAATCGCTCAAGGGTACAGAAAATTCTTACAATCTTGGCTCATCTTGTCTAGTGGCACTTTACACTTATCAGGCGTAGTCGCGCCCATAGCCCACCATATAAGACCAAGCACAAGCAAGGCGAATATAACGCGCTCAATTTTCATCAACATAGTAATCATCTCCATAGAATACGGCGTAAGCCTGTGCCTTTAAGTTTGTGTCGAAATTTTTCTGCGCTTGGCGCAAGTTAGCCCTGCGGTGGCGCTCATCACGCCTATCTTGTAGGCGGTCATCAGTAATCGTGCGGGTTGAGTGGCTCATTATTGTCCCTGCTCGTCCATTATGCGACGGCGTTCTGCTTCACGCTCTTTGCGATTGAACTCACGCTCGATTTGCTTTATCTCAAGTTCAGCCCTAACTTCTGCGTACTCAGCGAGCCACGCTTCAAGTTCAGCGATTTCGGTATCTATATCCTTTGGAACTTTACGCTTCAAGCCTTCAAGCACAGTTGCTTCATCAGCCAAGCCCTTACCTGCGGGGTGGTTAGCCTTTGATTTATCTCTAGCCTTGCCCTTATTACCGCTACTTGATGTTGCGTATATCTCGTTCATTTTAACTCCTTCTGTATGGTATCCCATACACTTGAGGTTCGGGATAGTTCCCTTGCCATTAACTCAATTATAGCCTAGTCAAGCCCTTAGGTCAAACCAGTATGCGCTAGGCGTATGGCATACCATACATCAGCAATCATCATCAACCATCAAAATTTGTGTTGGAAAAAATCGTGAGCCATCAGCGAACCGCCATCATCAGGCATCATTGTCCATCAAAGTTTGTGTTGGACGAAAATTTTAGGGTAAAAAAATAACCCCGACCCTTTCGGGTCGAGGCTATTTTCTCTGGAACTTTAGGCGTTAGCCTTTACTTTGTCCATTGTCTTGATGAGCGTGGACACGCTGACTAACTTCTTGATTAACGCCACGCGACCCTCAGCATTTAAGCGTTCGGCGATTTCGAGAAGGTAATCGCCTAGTTCGTCAATAGTTGCGGGTGCTTTGGCGGTTGCCTTGCTGTCTGGCTTTGCTGTTCGAACTGTCTTTGGCAGACTTTCGGCTAATAGTTCTGGCGTGTCGAACTCGGCAACCTTAGCGCGAGCAGTATTCGCGCCATAGGCGCGGTCTGCCTTCTCTGCCATTGCGTACACTTTGGCGAAAGTATGCGTATTTTCGATATCGGGGAATTGTGCCACGATAGCATTGAAAGTTGCGAAATGCTGAGCCTTTGTGGGTGTGATATCGGCAAGCGATATTCCGCACTCTTTCTTTGCTTGCTTGATTGAGTCTTGAATTTGGCGGACGGAATAGTCGCTAGAAATCGAGACGAACCCGAAAGAACTTTGTCGGGTCGCTTGCGCGATATCTACATAGGCTGAAACAAGCAGGGAAACACTTTGTAGTTCTGCTTTTGGTGCTGATGTCTTTGTAGTCATTTTTTAACCTTTCGAGATTTTGAAATTGTGCGCGCGATTTACGCTCACAAGATGAGTTTAACATACTTTCCCTGTAGGGCATACCATACGGCGATTTTTAAGATGAACAGAAGATGAATTCGCCCTGAGATATTGCTGAGTGCTTCCTGAGAAATACCTGAGAATTTGTGTTGGCTGAACCTGAGAGTTTCCTGAGAATTGTCTGGTGCTAAGTTACTGGTGGGTAACATAGATATATAAGTTACTGATGAGTAATATAGAGGTGAGTAAGTTACTGGTGAGTAATAAACGATAGTACCTTTCCCAGCATACTCACAGGATATTCTCAGACTATGGGGCAAGCGTGGCTCTGAAAGTAGATAAAACGATAAGTAGATTTGTCGACTTTTGACCCGACCCCCTTTTAACTATGATAGGGATTAGGTATTAGTATCCACTAAAATATTTTTGATAAATATAATCCCCCCTATACATATAACAGAATTGTTATAATCCATTTTGAGCGTAAAACAGGGCACATTTGGTGCCCCTAAAAAGATTTTTTAAAATAAAAGTCGGTTTTATATCAAATATACAGGTTATCTATAGTATATAGATAATATAATATAAGAACGCAAAGCGTTCCGTTTGAACTTCACGCTTTGCTTTAATCAATCTTTTAGATATATATACTTACCCTAATTATGCCAAAAAACAATACCCCAATCTTAGTACCAAACCAACCCCTAGGCGGAGGTTATAATGGCCTCCACTAAATCGCACCAATACACCACAGCCAAGGGATCCACACGGACCCCCAAGGAAGCCAAGCAGATCATCATAGATCTAATCCAGGCAGGTTCTACTGTAGACGATGCCTGCAAGGCGGCGGGTAAGTCACCCAAATCTTACGAATATTACAGAAGTACAGATACCCAATTCAAAGAAGCAATCGACCTAATCCGTGGAATGCAAAAACGTCAAGGTGTCCTTCTTGGCGATGACGCCAATATATCCTTTGAGGATTTTCGGGAAAAGTATCTCCTTTCAAAGACTTTCCCTCATCAGTTAAACATGACCGACCTGCTTGATGATAAGCCACCTCGCTGGATCCACCCCTCGATGACATATGAGCAGGGTGAACCCCAGTTCGTTCTGATCAACGTACCGCCAGACCATGCCAAGTCAATGACCGTATCTATTGACTATGTGACCTACCGTGTCTGCGTAGATCCAAATGTAAGAATTAAGATTGTTTCAAAGACCCAGACGATGGCTTCCGAGTTCCTCTACGCCATCAAGCAAAGATTGACTAACCCAACCTGGGGAGATCTACAAAAGCGCTTTGCCCCACCTGAAGGGTGGAAGGCTACCGCTGATAAGTGGACCACCACAGAGATCTACCTAGCCCGTAACTCCTCCGAAAAGGATCCTACGATCCAGGCTCTTGGTATCGGTGGTCATATCTACGGTGCCCGTTCAGATTTGATTATCCTTGACGACTGTGTTACCCTCTCCAATGCTGGGGAGTATGAAAAACAACTTCGTTGGATTCAACAGGACTGCGTAACCCGTCTTGGACCTTTTTCAAAGTTGCTCGTTGTAGGTACACGCGTTGACCCGATTGACCTTTATAAAGTACTGCGAGACGATACTCGCTACCCAGAAGGCGAATCCCCTTGGACATATCTGGCTATGCCAGCAATCCTTGAGGTTGATGAAGATCCCGCCAATTGGGTTACTTTATGGCCTAAGTCTGACCGACCATGGCTGAAAGATCCAACCCCCGCTGATGAGAATGGCTACTTCCCAAGATGGGATGGTCCACATCTAAAGCGCCGTCGTGCGATCCTTGATCCACGTACCTGGGCAATGGTATATCAGCAACAAGATGTTTCTTCGGATGCTATCTTCCACCGTGAAGCCGTACAGGCTTCCATTCAAGGAATGAGAGCGCCAGGTCCCTTTGTCAAAGGTGCCCCAGGTCATCCCAATCTAGAACATGATCCTTATGTTATTTGCTCTATGGACCCTGCGATGAGCGGTGATACATTTACCGTAGCCTACGCTGGAGACATTAAGACTAAAAAGCGCTATGTGATGGAAGCCTCCAAGATGACGGCTCCAACCCCAGCCAAAATTCGTGAATTGATTAAATCCTGGACGTTAACCTATCGACCTAAAGTCTGGGTTATCGAAAAGAATGCTTTTCAACTATTCCTTACACAGGATGAAGAAATCAACCAGTTCCTCGCTAGCCGAGGTATCCGACTTGTCTCGCACTACACAGGTGCTAACAAGATGGATGGTGAATACGGTGTAGCCTCTATGGCTACCCTGTTTGGGCACGTAGATGACCATGGTAAGCACATGGGCGATAATCTTATAGAGTTGCCACGGTCCGTTGATGAATCCATGAAGGCTCTAGTTGAGCAACTCGTTACCTGGTCGCCAGGAACTAAGAATAAATCCGACGGACCGATGGCGCTTTGGTTTGCTGAAACCCAAATGCGTAACTATATTAACCAGACTGGTGTCTACCAAGAGACCTGGATTAGAAATCCCCATGCTACTCGGGGGGACCTTGCCAAGCGCAGGGTCGTTAACCTCGACGAATGGGAAGAAATGAACAATAAAATTGCGGCTAACGGAGGATATCTATAATGGCTCTAAGCATTGATGAGGTGAGTGAGAAGGTCCGCAAGATAAAGGATCATTCACATCGCCGCGATGCACGTTGGCAGGACCTTTTGGCTATTCGCCAAGGCGATATCCAGAATGTATTCCCACAATTATTCTCAGATGATTTCCCAAAGCCAATGGTATCTAACTTTATCGACGTCGCGGCACGCGATATTGCTGAAGTAATTGCTCCACTTCCTACTTTTAGTTGCATGACTAATAACGTTAATAGCGATACAGCCCGTAAAAAGGCCGATAAGCGCTCTATGATTGCTGCTGGTTACCGCGATGCTTGTAGTTTGCAGACCAAGATGTATTCTGGTGCAGATTACTACATCACATTTGGTATGCTGCCGTTCATTATTGAACCAGATGAGACTGGCAAGCGCCCAATGATCCGCATTGAGAGCCCAGTCGGGGCTTATCCAGAGTTTGATCGCTTTGGAAAATTGCTGTCGTACACTAAGCGTTACTTTAAACCAGTACGCGACCTAGTTAATCAGTTCCCTGAGTTTGAAGGCCAGATTCGTAACAAATACGAGAAGCGTTCTTCTAATCGTCAGATGGAAATGTACCGTTATCAGGATAAAGATCAGACTTACCTGTTCCTACCTGAACGTAATAACCTTGTTCTTGTCCATATGCCAAACCTTATGGATGAAATCCCAGTTGTTCTTGCTGTCCGCCCTGGCGTAGATGACGAGACACAGCGTGGTCAGTTTGATGATATCATGTGGGTACAAGTTGCCCGTGGTCGTTTTGCTAACTTAACCTTAGAGGCTGCACAGAAATCTGTTCAGGCTCCATTTGCTCTACCTTCTGACGTTAATACCGTTGAGATTGGGCCAGATGCAACAATCCGTTCTGCTAACCCAGAAAAGATTCGTCGCGTTGAACTTAATATCCCACCTGGTCTTTTCCAAGAATCACAAGAACTAGATCATGAACTTATGGTTGGTTCTCGCTACCCTCAGGGTCGCCTAGGACAGCAATCAGGTTCTATTGTAACAGGCAAGGGTGTTCAGTCTTTGATGGGTGGGTTTGATACCCAAATCAAAACTGCTCAAGCCGTCTTAGCAGATACATTCCGCAAGGTTATGTATGTTTGCTTTAAGATGGATGAGACCTACTGGCCTGATATAACAAAGGAAGTACGCGGCATTAATGCTGGCGCTCCTTATGAAATCAATTATACTGCCAAAAAGGACATCAATGGAGATTACCATTGCGATGTTACTTATGGCCTCATGGCTGGGCTAGATCCCAACCGTGCTTTAGTTTTCGGCTTGCAGGCCCGTGGAGATAAATTAATCTCACGCGATTTCTTGCGCCGTCAAATGCCGTGGGAACTCAACATTACCGAGGAAACACAGCAAGTAGAAGTAGAAGAACTGCGCGATGCGGCCATTTCGATGATAGGTGCCCTCGCTGGCGCGCTACCTCAAATGGTAATGCAAGGGCAGGACCCATCTAAGATTCTCACTTCATTGGCTCATGTTATTAAAGGCCGTCAAGAAGGTAAAGAGATTGAGATATTGGTGCAAGAGGCGTTCGCGCCTGAACCTGCACCTCAAGGTCCCCCTGGTGTTGAGCCATCGCTTCCTGGACAGCCGCCCGATACGGGTGCGTCAGGACCAACTTCCGCTCCACCAGGGGCCTCTCAAGGTCAACCACCATCAATGGAATCATTATTAGCAGGGATGAACCAATCGGGAAATCCTAGTCTAAGCGCTGGCATTCGTCGGCAAACACGTATCTGACGGGATACGCGTAACTAACCTATAGGAGATACACAATGGCATATACAACAAATGTACCAAAGCCTGCTAACCAAGGTGGACACGGTTCCGCCCCAACTCAAGCAGCAAATATCCAAGCAAAGAAGACAGCCGCAGAACCAGGTATGGAAAAAGTTCTATACAGCGCAGAACCAAAGGGTTTTGGCGGATCTAAGAAAGCCTAAGTTTAACTAAAAGAACGGTAAAAAATGACTGAAGCCTGGACACGTAAAGAAGGAAAAAATCCTGCTGGTGGCTTAAATGCTAAAGGCAGAGCATCTTATAAAGGCGGCACTCTAAAACCCCCTGTAAAGTCAGGAGATAACCCTCGTCGGGCATCTTTCTTGGCACGCATGGGTGGTGCCCCAGGTCCAGAGCATAAGCCTAATGGTGACCCTACTCGCTTGTTGTTATCACTTCAAGCGTGGGGGGCATCATCAAAAGCAGATGCTAAAAAGAAGGCTGCTGCTATCAGCACACGTAACAAAGGTAAAAAATAATGCCATCAGGTGGAAATAGAACACCAGCAAATCCAGCACCATCTAGCGGTCCTGGCGCTCTATCACAACGTACTGATGGTGGACCTGCTTCAAAGCAAGCCGCTCGTTATATTGCAGGTGGCGACTATGGAGATGCAGGACTTATGGGCATTCAACAAGGTGCACCTATGGCTGCAACACCAACACCACAACCACAACCAGTTCAAATGCAACAACAGGAACAAAGACCACAAGTTGTACCGCTTACTGCTGGTACACAACGTCCAGATGAACCTATAACATCAGGAGCCGATGCAGGCCCTGGTCCTGGTTCAGCATCTTTAGGATTACCACCACTAGAACAACAAGGTGGGTCAACTGGTCGCTCTACAGTACAAACTTTTGCACAACGCCCAGACGCGTCACCACAACTTAAGCAACTTGCAGCTAACCTAGGGGGTTAAATCATGGCAACAATGCCATCCACTCCCCAAGCACCACAGCAGCCACCAATACAGCCATCTGTAGATAATGCTAATAGCATTGTTTCAGAACACCCTTGGATGGCACAACAATCCCCTGAGATTACGGCTGATGCAATTTCTAATGGTGCTTCACCAGCGCAAGTAGATATATTAGATCATACAAGTAAAACTGTGGCAATTGGTAATGCAATAACACAACATCAAGAAATTAACAACTCTCATTCTCTTTGGGCAGATGCTCTTGGTGGTGTAACTAATCTTGCTTCAACAATAGTTCATAAACTTGGTGCAGATGTCCCAGGTTTTAAACAAGTCACTTCTTGGGCCAACTCAGGCATGCAAGAAATGCAAAAAGATTTTAAATTTATTGGAGCGATCTACAAAGATCGTGGGCTTGGTGAAGGTTTACTTGCTACTGCTGGCATTGCCGCAGGAGGCATTTTAGGATCGCTTATTGGTCCAGAAGGTACTGTAGGTGGTACGGCTTTAGCCGCTAGCCTATTAGGTGCTACACTTGGTGCAGATATTGCTGGTGTAGGCGAGCGTCAAATCCTTGGCCGCGTTATACCAGACTTTAAACAACCTATGGCTCAATCTAATGATCCTAAGTTTATTATGAACCCAGGACATGTAGTATCAAGCGCTCTTGCAAATATTACTGGCTGGAAATCTCTTACAGACACCAATCATGGTTGGGGTCAAACTGTATCAGGTCTTACCGATATGGCTTTTGACTTTAAAACAGATCCTTTTATTGTATTAGGTAAGTTCACTGGGCTTGTTAAAAGCGGTGGACTGCTTACTGGTGTTTCTAAAGATGGTGTACAGGTTGGCATTAAAGTCAACTCACCTCTTGCTAGTTCGGCTCAACCAATCTCTGATTTTCTTGTTAAGAACTCAGGTGTTCAGTATAACCTAGAGGGTGTGCAACAAGCATACGAATATGGTAAGAACATTCAAACTGGTGGCCTTTTAGGCAAAGTTGGTAATATACTTAATCCATTTACTGGAGCAGCACAGAATTTCTACCGCGCAGTTCAAACTATTGTAGACGAAAAGAACCCAGTAGCAATTCAAGATATGTTTCCAGGTTCAAATTTTTCAGTCAATATAGCACAGAAACTTGCTAAGGCTAACAACGCTGATGCTGTAGTAAAGATTATTGGTAATTCTATGAATGCCAAAACCCTTTTAACTAATGGTGATTTGCAGGGTGTAGCCAATCGTTTAGTACTTCCTACACAGGCTTTGCCTCGTGTTATAGGTACTACAATTACAGATAAGATTCTTCAAAAGGCAAATGATCCAAGTCTTGATATGACATCAAACCTACTACTTTCTAAAAAAGTTGCAGTTAAAAATGCTGACGGTGAGTTTTTAGATGTTAATGGCGATGTATGGAATTCTGCTTCAAATGTCGACAAAGCATATCAACGTGTAGGTGGTGGCCTTTATTCAAAGGGCCTTGATGGAACATACAACCCATGGAACCCACTTGCTGGCAAGATACGTACATTTACTGGGTATAAGGCTCTAACTGTAGATCCAATCTTAATGACGCAAGAAGCAACTAAGTTTAACTGGGAAAGCCCAGATGCTTTTACCGCTCTATATAAAATGGCTCGATACACTATGGGCAAGAGCGCTGCACTAGAAGCAGCAAGCAATGTAATGAAATTTAAAGGCCAAGACGCTTTGTTGAATACACACTATTCACAATTGATTAAAGAAATGGCCAAGGCTGGCGGTATCTCAGAAGACGCAAATGTCATGAGAAACGTTATGTCTCAAATTCAACGGGCCACTCAATCTGGCAAAGATGAATTAAATGCTTATGGAACCTTGGTTAAGGGGTCACCTACACCAGGCACTATAATGAGAGATACTCTAGACAAAGACGGTAACGTAGTTCCTGGAGTTGAAAAACAAGTAGCCCTCAATGAAAGTCAACTTGGCGGCGCTGCAATCATTAACTATAAGCAACTTCGCAAAGCCATTCAAGAGGCCAATACTTACAGCCGTATGTATTCTAAGGCTGATGATTTCTTTACATGGTATACTGAAAAAGCATTTGCTCCCCTTACGCTATTTACAACAGGCTTTGGCCTTCGCGTAGCAGGTGGAGAAGCAATGCACCAGATCATGCGTAATGGTCTTGGCAACTATTTACAAAATGTTGTTGTTGCAAACGGTCTCCGTTACAATAGAGATCTTATTAGCAATGCAGCCACAAAAGAGGGACTTGTTAATCATGTCGCTAATGCGATTGTAGACGGTTCAACTAAAGAAGATATAGGCAGAACTGCTGGTCTAGATCATACGGTTGCAGAAAATGAAATGACAAGATTTGTTAAAGACAAAGAAGGCCTATGGGATAAGTGGAATATACCACGCCCAGTAAGTTACATTTCTTCTAAGATGGCTCCATATATTGCTAAAGATAAATTAGCAGTTATGGCTAAATACCAATCACTCATGACTATTGTTTTGCCTAGTTCTATGACTGCCACTCACATGGCCAAATTATCTTCTGCTACTGAAGAAGAAGTAAATACACTTGCACAACTTATGCGTGGAACCAAGGCTGGTCCTGGGGCTAACCCATTACAGATGTTTGATTATCTGCACTCAAGTTATCACCCATATTGGGCTATTCAATTAAATAACTGGTCTAAGAGTGCTTTTGGTAAAGACATTGCTAGCGATTATTTAAAACTTGCGCAAAAGCCTGGTTTTAATAAACTTACTACTGAAGCCAGATGGTTAAAAGTTCAAGCCTTACATGAGGCTCGCCTTAACGATCTAAGCCAATATAAAGACCTTCGTGGTCGCATGGTTGGTCTTAACTCAGGAGACCCAGCATCATTTGCTGCTAACCAAGTACAGTCTCTTCGTGGCCTTGTTGAAGGCGAAGATATGACTACGCACTCATGGCTCATTAAAAATATTGCCGAAGGCAAAAAGACTATGGTTAGCGATTTACGCGAAGTCAAAGTAGATCAAAGTCCAAAGGCTATGTTTGGTCGCGTTGCTCCAGATTTTACTGGTAATATATTTGACAAGGTTATTGATGCTGGACACCGTAATATTATCGCTCCAATTATTGACCATATTTCGCGTGAACCAATCTTTAACCATTATCTTTATGAAAACTTCCGCAGATACCAACCCCTTATGGAAAAAGGTATTTTAGGCGAAGATGAGGCTTTGCGCCTTTCTGGACAAGCAGCAGTTGGAAATATTCTTCCGCTTATTCACAATCCAGCATTGCGCTCACAGATGGCCATAATCCATCGTAACTTAGTTCCATTCTATTTTGCTCAAGAGCAGGCACTAAAGCGTGTTGGCCGATTAATCTCAACCAACCCAGGTGCTCTTCGTGAATTCCAAATGATTCAACAGGGTATTAATAATCCGGGATTTGTTCACACAGAACCTAATGGACAGCAATATATTGTTTATCCAGTTATTGGTGAATTTGGTAACGCGCTTGCGCGTGGTATGGATGCCTTAGGATTTAAGCAATATGTAGGCCTGCCGTCATCTATTACTGGTAGCACTTCTTCTTTGCTTTCTGTATTACCAGAATCCAAGATGCCATCTGTTAACCCATTTGCAAATGTGGCTGTTTCTCAACTATCTAATCTTTTCCCTAACTTTATGAGTTTGGATAAGATATCTAACCGTGTGGCTAACCTAGCAACAGGCGCTAACCCGTTTGATTCTAAGTCCTCTGGTTATATATCAAAGGGCATCTTTGATGCCATGATACCTAACTCAACTATTCGTGATCTGTTTAATGCTCTTCACCCAGATCAAAAAGAATCAATGATTCATAATGCTATGAACTCGGCTATTGCTGCAGCATATTTTAGTGGACAATTAAATAAAGAAGATTATCAGAATATGACACCAGCCGAAAAACAGGCAGTGTTAGATCGTATTCAACATAATGCTCAAACTGATCTTATTGTTAAGGGTATACTTGCTTTCTTTTTGCCATTAGCCCCAACAGTATCTAATGACTACTTCAATAAAGCGGGTCAATCTCTGCGTTCTGAATGGTTACATTTAACTTTACCAAAAGCTGCTGGTGGGCTTGGAATGACCGCTCCAGAAGCAGCGCTAAAGTTTAAAGAAGAACATGGCAATAATGCTATGTCTTATTCTGTTTCTAGTACCGTATCTGGCAGCAGCGGATCTTCTATGCCTTTGGCTGACGAAGTTCTAACTTGGCTAGATCAGCATAAGCCACTTATGGCATCACACCCATACGCTTCTGCTTATCTTGTGCCACAAGTACAATCTTCACCAGACGCATTAAAAGTTGAACAAACACTTTTAACAATGCACCTACGCGAACAACGCACACCTGAACAATTTTTAAGTGCTATTTATGTAAGCAAGGGTTGGAACGAAATTGAACCTTCGCTTTTATCTTATCAAGCACAAATGGCTAAGGCTCGCAGTACTGGCAATACTCGTGCTGCTGGAGTACTTGGACAGCAATGGAAAGCATTTACCACAAAGTTTGGCGAAGCCAATCCAATCTGGTATGCTGACTACAATAACCCAACTAAGTCTACCAGCGCTTTAACTGCGCTTGCTCAACTTAAAGATCTTAACTCTAAAAATATGCTTGGAAACTCTAACGTAGTTCCTGGCATAAAAGATCTTCTCAATTCATACGAATCTTATCACTCACAACTTCTTGCAAATACTTATGCAAATAGCGGTAGAGTAACCCCATTATATAGTCAGATCAAAGCGCAATGGGTTGATTATCTAAACCAACTTGTGCTAGATCGTCCAGAATTAACAAATGTTGCTACTGGTGTATTTAAGAAAGTGGTATAAATGAGCCCGACTAAAACTGTTCAAAAAACAGTTCAAAAGACAATCCCTTTGCCACAGGTACCTTTAAAGACTCCAAGTAAAACACCTGTTGCACCACAAGTTACTGGCCAGTCTGGATTTGACCAGGCACAAGCTAATAATACACTTGGTGTAATGCAAGCACAATTACAACCTAAAAATACTACGGTTGTAGATACTCAACAGACTTCACGACCTGATGCAGTTGCTTCTCTCAATAGTGTCATGTCTTCCCTTTTTGGACGGCTTGCAACGACAGAAGAACAGGCTCGATATATTCCAGAACTTAATGCCTACCAGGCAGCACACCCAACTACTGGCAATCAACAGTTGGTATACGATGAAAAAACTGGTAAGCCTTTGCAAGGTACAAACACAATGACAAGTACCAGCACTAGCCCAGATGCTTATTTCCAAAGCATTCTGCAGGGCACTGCTGAGGCTGGTCAGCATAGAGTTATTAATGGTTATTTAGGCGCATTAATGCAACTTTCTAATTCAGCGAGAGAAGGCTAAATATGGCTAATAAACCAAAAGTTGATTATACTGGCCTTGACGCTTTTTTAGCAAATGCAGGTTACAAAGCACCAGTAAAAGAACAAAGTAAACCACGCTCAAATACAAATCCAAACAATCAAGCAGCAAATGAAACCCTTGCCAAAGCAAGACAAGATGCTACTGATGCAGCGGCTCGTTTGCAAATTTCTGTTGGTCAGTACAAAATGGGCGCTCTTACCAAAGAAGAATTAAACAAAGAATTTTCTGATTATAGCAGACTGCAAGATACCCTGTACACAATGGATGCTCCAACCGCTCAAAGCATTCAACAACAGTATTTTCCAAATCCTGCTACTACTCAAGCAAATACTCAACAAACTCCACCACCCGCAACAGGCCCAGATGCAAATGGTAATGTTGGCGGCGTAGCACCAACTATAGTTACAGATGCTAAAGGCAATCCAGTTAAGAATCCAGATGGATCTTATAAGACTGCTGTAGGTGCAACTGAGGCTGGTACTGGTGGTAATATTCTTAAAGGTCCTACCGCTGCTGCTGGTGAATCTACTGCTGGTTCAAAAGGTGGCAAGGCTGGAAATGTCGACAATTCAGGTTTAGCATTTATCCCAACAAAGGGAATGAAACCTAGCGATGTAATGGGACCACTTTCAGAAACCCAAATAGCATCACAATATGGAGCCATGGGCTCCTATGCTTTAACCATACCCTGGATGAGATCTCTTATGCTTGAGGGTGCAAACATAGGCTGGGACGCGAACATGTTTGCATCTAAGGTTCAAAATTATACAATTACTGATCCAATCACAGGTAATGTTATTAAACCATGGGATCAGATTAATGGTAACCTTCGTAATTCTACATTAGCCTATTTCCAAAATGCTCAGCAATGGGCAATGGATTACAATGCAGCATTAAAAAATATGCGCGCTAGCGCTATTCGTCAAGGTGAAGATCCATCAGTTTTTGGTAACCCAATTGATGTAAATGATTCTAAAAACATTGATGCTGCTTTTAAAGATACAGCAAGCGCAGCCTCTGTATACTTTAATCATAATTATGGCAAAGAATTAACTGGTGCGCTTTTAGACCAATACGTTTCTAATCACACAACTTTTGCTAAAACTGACGGTGGCGTGTATGGTGGTACGCTTGGTACTAATGCTAATAGTTTAAGGCAATATGCTGGAGATATGGGCGTTGCCGCAATGTACTTACCACAGTCTACAAAGAATGGTCCAAATACTGGCGATTATTTTGCTAATGCTGCAAAGGCTATTCAAGACGGAACCACAACATACGAAGAACAACAGAATTATATTAAAGCACAAGCATCAGCAATATATAAACCATATGCTGCACGCATAGCAGAAGGAATGTCAATTCGTTCTTTGGCTTCACCATACCTTAATGCCGCACAAAATACCATGGAAGTCGGAGCAGATCAAATCGACTTAGGCGCGTCTACTGGACTTGGATCTTTGGTGACTAAAGCAATGCAAGGTGATGGTAATTCTTCCGTCCCATTAGATCAGTACATAACTCAATTAAAGCAACAACCAGACTGGCTTAACACTTCCAATGCTCGTAATAGTTTAATGGATACAGCAACTAGCATGCTTCGTAACTTTGGAATGGCGGTTGGTTAATAATGGCAAGATACAATGAACAAACAGTTGAATTGGATTACTCACCTTTAATAGATACTGGTTTAATAGATACTGGATATAGTGCTGCAGATAATGCAGTTAATGATGCTGCGGCTCTTGCTGACACAAAATTAGCAGACATAAATGCCGCCGATCAAAAAGCATCAGATCAAAAAGCAATAGATGATGCTAACGCAAAAGCAGCAGCAGATGCTGCAGCAAAAGCAAAAGCCGCGGCAGATGCAAAAGCCGCGACAGATGCTGCTAATAAAAAAATTAGCGATATGAATGCTTTAGCATTGCTAAAATCTGTTCTTAGTGGCTATGGTATTGATCCAACTGGTGCTATTAGTAATGCCATCCTTGGTCTACAACAAGCCAACTATGATGCTCCAACTATTCAAGCACTAATGGAAGATCCAAATTCTGCTAACTCTACTATTCCTGGCGTAGCCGCTTTGGGTGCTGCTTGGAATACACGATTTGCTGGTAACGTTGGAAGACGCGCAGCAGGGCTTAACCCACTTACTCCAGCAGAATATATTGCTACCGAAAATGGTTATGCTCAAGTACTTAATGCAGCAGGTGTTCCTGCTGGATTTTATGATACTCCAGGCGCCAAAGCCAAACTTATTAGCGGAGACATTTCTGTAACAGAACTTCAATCTAGAGTTGATACAGCAGCAAAGTCAATATCTAATCAAGACCCATTTTATTCTAATACACTTCAAAGTTACTATGGCCTAACCCCTGGACAAATGATTGCTCATGCTCTTGATCCAGCAACAGCCCTTCCATTACTACAACGTCAGCAATCTGCTTCCACCTTTGGTGCAGCCGCTAGTCGTCAAAATCTTGGAGTAGACGTTAATACTGCTCAACAGTATGCAGCGCTAGGTGTTACTCAAAGTCAAGCCGAACAAGGCTTCCAGAATATATCTCAGAATTTACCAGCAGAACAACAACTAGCATCTATCTATGGTGGGGCTAATACACAGTTTGGTTCTGCTAGTCAACAACTTGGTAACTTAACTGCAGCCACATTTGGTGGTCCAGACTCTGGAGAAGCAGCAGCTAAGTTAAAGAAACTTAGTCAGCAAGAAATCAATGCGTTCTCAGGATCCGCGGGTGTAGATAAAAACTCACTCTTCGGCGGAACTGCTGGAACCTACTAACCAATAAGCCTGCCTAGCCTACCAGCGCTAGTGCTATGTATCCAAAGACTGGTAGCAGAAGCCGTTAACTTACTCCCCTGTTTGTTAATGAGGTCTGCGTTCATCTACAGAAAAGGGAGTGCCGAAATGGCGAACCAATACGAATATGACGAAGACATCGAAGATGATAACTCACAGAATCAGAGCGATGCTCAGATTCCTGCGGGACTTCGGAAGGCTTTAAAACGCCTTGAGAAAGAAAATCTAGAATTGAAAGAGCAGCAAGCGCAAGCGCTCAATCAACTCCGCGATCGAAGCGTCAAAGACGTGCTGGACTCAAAGGGTGTACCTAGCAAGATTGCTAAGTTTATTCCCAGCGATGTTGCAACACCTGAACAGGTTGATGCGTGGCTAACTGAAAATGCCGATATATTCGGATTCCAGTCCACACCTGAACCTGACGCGATAGACCCTCAAAGACAAGAGGCTGCCAATAAGTTCCAGCGCATTAATAATGCGACTGAGACTGCAATTCCAGCATCTAATGTTGCTGACCTCGAAGCACAACTAAATAACCCTAATTTAACTAAGGCAGATTTAGATGCTATTACGGGAGTCAACAATAACTTTGGGAATAGACGTCGCTTCTAAATCCCATTAAACACTAACCCTATAGAAAGGGGTGGCCGCTATGACTCAATATTACAACAGCACGTCATCATCTGTTGGTACATCAATTGTACAAACAGCCTATGACCGCTATATTGAATTAGCACTTCGTGCTGTGCCTATGGTCCGCGATCTCGCAGACAAGAAGCCAGTACAGCAAGCAATGCCAGGATCAAGTATTGTATTCAATATTTACTCCGACATGGCAGCAGTTACTTCTGCATTGTCAGAAACAACTGATCCAGATGCAGTAGCACTTGGAAGCACAACACCAATTACAGTAACACTCAACGAATACGGTAACGCTTCACTCGTTACTCGTAAACTCGAGTTGTTCTCATTCTCAGACATTGATCCAGCGTTAACAGATATCATTGCATTCAACATGCTTGATTCTCTAGACTCCGTTGCTCTTGCTGAACTCGTCGGTGGCCCTAATGCTGTCGCTGAAGTTGCAGGAAACCTTGTCTCTACTTATGACGGTTCTTACACTGCTGGTACCACACAAGGTACAATCCGTGCAACCGACGTAATCAAGTCTCGTGATATCCGTTACGCAGTCGCCAAGTTGCGCGCTAACAAGGTAGTCCCTCGCCAAGGCGAATACTACTATGTTGGTATGCACCCTGAAGTTTCACACGATCTTCGTGCTGAGACTGGCTCAGGCGGATGGCGTGATGATCACAAGTACTCTGAAACAGGTTCTGCTGAATTCTGGCCAGGTACTATCGGAACTTACGAAGGCGCGATGTTCGTCGAGTCTCCACGTATGTTCAACGCTGCTGACGGTGCTACTGGCACTGGCGGTACTTATGCTAACACTTCATACACAGGTACATTTGGAACCACATCATTCGTATATGGTACAACAGGTACTCGCGTATTCCGTACAATCGTAGCAGGTAAGCAAGCCCTCGCTGAGGCCGTTGCTGAAGAGCCACATGTTGTCTTCGGACCAGTTGTTGACAAGTTGCTTCGTTTCCGTCCAATCGGTTGGTACGGTGTGCTTGGATTCAAGCGTTACCGTGATGCCGCATTGATTCGTCTCGAATCATCTTCATCAATTCACACTTCCTAATTAGGAATTGAGTAGCCCCCTCTTCGGAGGGGGTTTACTTTAAAAGAGAGGAAATCGCATGACATATGTTTTAGAACCGCCTACGGTTAGAGAAACACCTGCTGGCTTTGGTCCTCTTTTTTGGCGCTATGGTTATCCACGCGGAGATACTCTGCTAATGACCAATGGCGTAGTATCACGCTCACGTACTTATTCTGTACAAGAAGTTGCAGATGCAGATTTTGCCTACATTGGTGGGCATATATATCCGCTATCACCAACTGAATATACACAGTTGATGGCAGCGGGGTATGGGCCGTACATCACTCAAGTTCCTTAGGAGAGAACTATGGATGAAGAAACGCCAGAAGAGTTAATTCGCAAGCAAGTCATTTTGATGGAAATGGGCTTACTAGATGAAAAGAACGCACCAGAATAGAATTAAAATTGCAACCTACGCTATCGCTAAAAACGAAAGTAAGCATGTTGCTAGGTGGCTTGAGGCCACCAAAGAATCCGACTATCGGATAGTATTAGATACAGGTTCAACCGATAACACGGTAGAACTCTTAAAGGCGGGTCAGAACGTCATTGTTGGTGAGACCATAGTCTCCCCTTGGCGCTTTGATACGGCTCGCAATCAGGCTTTAGATTTAGTCCCTGAAGATGCAGATGTATGCCTTGTCCTAGACATGGATGAAGTCCCAGAAAAGAACTTTTACCGCAAGGTACAGAAACAATGGGTTCGTGGAGCAGACCGTGGCTGGATTAGCATCGATACTGGCTTCAGGTGGCGCGTAGACAGGCTCCACAGCCGCAAGGGGTGGAAATGGACCTGGCCATGCCATGAGGTCGCCATGTGGCAAGGTGAGGGCGATTACGCCTTTTCCGATACTACAGCGGTTATCTACCATAAGCCAGACGCAACCAAATCCAGAGGTCAATATCTGACCATGCTACAGGATGCGGTAAAAGAAACTCCAGAGGATTCACGTATGTGGACTTACCTCTGTCGAGAATATTATTTTAATAATGACTGGGAAAATGTCATTAAATGTGCCAAGAAAGCACTTGAGTTTGATGGTTGGGATGTTGAACTAGCCGCCCTTTGTCGGTGGGCTGGAGATGCAGCCAAAAACCTTAAGCAAGATTCAACATATTGGTTTGATGAAGGCGCCAAGATATGTCCAGATCAAGGAGAACCTTGGATGGGTGTAGCGGCAGATGCCTTTCGTCATAAGAATTGGGAAAAGTGTTTAGATGCTGCTATTAGATGTTTTGAAACGCCTAAACAAAACCACTACCTCCACGAACCAACTGCATGGTCTTGGAAAGCATACGACCTGGCTGGAGCCGCTGCGTACAACTTGGGATATCTGGATGAAGCCATATCCTTCGGACGAGAAGCCCTAAGGGGCAAAGGCCCCGAATCAGAGCGCATTGAGCGTAATCTTAAATTTATGGAAGGGCTCAAGCAAAATGCACAGTCACGTTCATAAAGTAGCAGAGTGGGGTATGGACAAGAAGTACAACACAATTGTTGCACTTTATGGCTGTACTGGTTGCGATGAAACTTGGAAGAAACTTCCTCAAGAAGAAGTAGAAGAATCTACCCATGACCACGAAGAGTATGTCTGGGGTTGCTTTGCTTGCAAAGTAGGAACACTTCAACTTAATACTGGTGATGCTGGTAGGGCAGATTCCATGCCTCAAAAGAAATGGGATAAAGAACTTTCTGATTATCGTGAGGCTAGACGGCAAGGTATCCAGCCAGAAGGCACATCTCGTGAAAAAATCACAGATGCTTTAAAGGCTAGTGAAGTTATGGGTTCCGCTTTTAATGGCGAAACGATGGGCAAGGCTAAAAAAATGACCAAGGCGAAGGCCAAAGGAATCAAGGAGATAGGAATATAACATGGCTATGTCAGACAAAAAACAAGATGTTAAAACAACAAAGGGTATGTCAAGTGCTCAAAAAGCAGCTTTTAAAAAGGCTGATGATAAGATGGACGCTAAAGGCATCTCTCGTAAAGCAGATGTAAAAGCAGATACAGCACTAGCAAAGAAAATTAAAGGTAAAAAATAATGCTTATCCCAGGATCTCTAGCAGGGCGCACTAGCGCAAACGACAGCAGCAGAATTAATAAAGCAGCCGCTAATTCAATTGGTAAAGGTAGCACAACACCTCCTAAGCCAGCAGGTTATACAGCAACTAATTCAAAACCCGTTCCTCCAGTACAAGGACCAGTAGCCAATCCAACAGCAGTAAGAGATGCGGCTATTTCTAAGGCTCAAGCCACTCTTCAGAAAAACCGCGTTAAAGGCGGAGTTTACAACAGTTCAGGTACAAATTAATACCCCTCCAATCGAAAGAAGATAAAATAATGTGCGACGCATGCGGATGTACTGATACAATAATTGGTAATGTAACAAGTCATACATCAGGAAAGCCACAAGATCCATACGGTCAGTATGATGGTGTTGGCGGATCTAAGTAACTATCGTTTTTAAGAAGGGGGAGCAATGGCATTAACAACTGGCAGAACTGCTGTCTATCATTTAAATCGTTTAGCGGGTACGCTTATTGGCGACATTCCACAATATGACTTTAATGGTGCTGCAAACATCTGGGCTTTTAATGTAACGGGTAAAAGATATTCCCGTGGCATTGATGCCCTCAATCAAATTTATGCCTATCGCAATAGTGGAAAAAACTACTACTACGATACACCTGGTGCTTTTAATGCCCTCGCTGGAACTATGGGCCTTGGTGAAAATGAAGCAGCGCGGAGGATTACTTCCTAATGACAACGTTAGCAGATTTAGTTAATGAAACACATCTAGTTCTTTCTGGCTATAGCCAACGACAAGATCAAGCCACTTCTCTGGTGAATGATATTACTGCCACTGATTTATCTTTTGTAATTCAAAGTGGTTCGGTTGTTTCTAAAGGTATTGTTGAAATTAACGATGAACTTATATGGATAGACAGTTTTGATAAAACATCTAATACAGCCACCGTTTCTCCTTACGGACGTGGCTATAGAGGTACGACTGCCGTTGCGCATACTGCGGGCACACGGGTGACCATCGCTCCCACATTTCCGCGCTTTGCCATAGAACGTAATGTTAATGCAGCGATCGATTCTGTTTATCCAGATTTATTTGGCACAGCATCTACAACCTTCGCCTTTACGGCTGCTAGAACCACATNCCCTTTGCCTGCCGATTGCATCGATATCTTAGGTATCTCATGGCAATCTATTGGCCCTTCTAAAGAATGGCTACCTATTCGTCATTACCGCGTAGACCGTACGGCTGATCCAGCCACATGGGGCGGTAGCAAGACTATTAGTATTTCAGATGGCATTATTCCTGGACGTACTGTAACAATTCGTTATAGCAATAAGCCACCAGTTTTAAATAACCTTACAGACGTATTTGAATCTGTGACTGGTTTACCTGCTTCAACAAGAGAAGTTATTATTTTAGGTGCTGCTTATCGCATGGCTGTATATCTAGATCTAGGTCGCGTACCAGCAACCACCGCTGAGGCTAATGCCCAAGGTGGAACAAATCCTATTGGTTCAGCCGTTAACCTCTCACAGATGCTTAAACGGATGTATCAAGATAGACTTCAAGTAGAAGTACGTCGCCAACAAGAGCAATTTCCTCCTCGTGTTCACATCTCAAGATAAGGGTTAAATATGGCTATTAATCGCTATTACTCTAGTATAGCACAAGACACTACCTTAACTTCTGGTATAACATCAGGGGCTACAAGTATGACCGTAGGCGCAACCACTGGTTGGCCACTTACCACTTACCCATTTACTCTAGCGCTAGATTACAATACTGGTCTAGAAGAACTGGTAGATGTGACAGCGGTCACAGGTACTACAGTTATTATAACTCGTGGTGTAGATAGCACAACTCCTGTCGCACACGGCGTTGGCGCAATAGTTCGCCACGTAATTTCAGCCCGTGACTTAACTGATGCCCAGACACACTACAATACAGCCCTTAGTGCTGGCGCTCATGGTGTTACAGGAGCCTTAGCAACCTTCCTTGGCTCAACA